GTAAGTAGTTCCTTAGAGGACGAATGTTACGGACAAGGCACCTCTCTCATTGCTTGAGGAGGACCTTGGCGGCTTCTACAACCTGCGCGGGAATAGAAGTCGTCTTCCACCACCTGATGTTGGTTACATTGGTGGCGAAGTTCCTATTGCACACATTGACCATGTGTAAGATAGGTTTTGTGAGGGGATCTCCCATCAGGATTCCCCTCACCAGCTTGATTCGCCGAGTAGTACCCTCGACGAGTTCACCGTATTTACTGAGAGGCCCGCTGGCCTCAAAGTATACGTATCTGGGACGATAGCAACAGTCGTTGACTATCTTCCTGAGGACCTTTGGAATGCCGCATTTGACCATCCATTGGTTTCCGATTTCACGGGCCACCCAGTGGCTCATGTAATCTGTTGCTGTCTCGTAATCCGTGCTGGATACGAAGACATCATCGTAGGTGTACTCAATCTCTGAGTACCCTGCGAATTTCTCTTCCTTCACCTCGCTGGGGTGGAAGAGAATTTCTTCAGTTCCTTCTGTGAAGAAGGATTTGAAGAAGTTCCAGCCATGGTTCGATTGACCCATGCCGGAAGTAGAGCTTCGGATTCCCTTTTTCAAGGGTTCCGAAACGATGTGGTTCACGAAGTCCAGCAGGACTTTTAGAGCCACGGGGCCTTTGGTCACAATCCGTGACTTTCCAGGCTCCTTAACGACAACCAGTTTGACCGAGGAGATTTCCTCGACACTGGTTCGGATGAGCTTATCTAGGGACGCCCAGAATATATGCTCACCAATTGTCATGTCTCGTGAGTCCACGAGGCTGACAATCTTTCCGGTTTCCAAATCCCGTACTGGGACCTGGATACCGATATCATGTGCATAGATCAAATCTTTGACTGCACTGATTGTACCGTACTCCTTCCGGGTATACTCCCAGGAGGCTGCGGTTGTCACAGAGATTGCTCCTTTTGTAGCTAATCCTGTGAATGCGTGGTCCGGTATTTCGCTTAATACCGAAGCACAGCTGTCCCTCACAATCTTCATCACGAAAGATTTTGGAGGGGGACTTGGCGTAAGGAAGGTCTTTAAGGCCTTCTCTTTCGCCTTAAGCGAGACGACTGGTGGCGGGGTGCCACAGCCTCTCGTTTGACGGAGAATACCCATTGCTTGGGTTCGTTGTTCTCCCTCAAGATCACTGACTTGAATCAATACATTCTTCAAGTAAGTGAGCCATCCAGGAAACTGGATGGTTGAAGGATCGATCTTTTCTTCGAAAGATCTCTCCTTTATCACCTTACGGGCGGCTTTCAGCTGCTCGTAGTGTGTCATGGGCAATTCAAGAGACTCTTGAAGTGGCCCATCTAGGAATTCATCACCAATCAGGTGACTGATTCCATTTAGCACGAACATGTCGAATTTCTCCCATGTCCAGTGCTCTTCGGGATATGCCAGATACCTCTGTGCAAACATCCCGTTTACGGTCTTTAAGACTTCAATAAGTCTCATTGACCGGGATCTACGTTTCCTCTTCTCGAGGGATGCGTAAATCTTCCCCGTTCTCTCTTTTGACCAAAGAGGGTCGGGGTTTCCTTCCAATAACTGCTTGATGCGGTTAAGGAAGCGTTCAGCCCATTTCTGAACACCCTTTTCAGGATGGGCCTTCGACCAACTGTAGGCAAGCCTGCCCCAGAAGGTCCGTTGGCAGATAATGTGCATTTTCAATGACACATCTGCTATATCCACGAATTTTATCTTCCGATTTATTCGGGATCCCCTCTTCCCAAGTATACGCTTAGGAAGAGGATCTTGTATCCGAAGGTTGTCACCTTGGATGACAAGTGTCTTAGGCTGTTTCCCGCCGGAAAAGCCCAAGTACGTTCTACATGCCATTACTTTCCAGTAATCCATGTATTGTATGCGATAATAGGACCGATCGTCCTGTTTCTCGTCTTCTGGAAGTTCCCCCTCCTGCTGGAGTGGTTCTTCCTCCTCTTCTTCCTGATCCTCCCATTCTGGGAGTTCAGAAAGAGAAGCAGTCATCTTGGCCATCCGGCCAAGACGCTCTTCGTTGCTCTCTTCTCCACTTAATATGGAGTTGATAGCACTGATTTGGGAAGAGAGTTTGCTTTCTCTACTCAAATCTACTGTTGGGTCGGTGACGAATTCCTCATCACTTGACCCGTCCGCTCGGAGTAATGGTATACCCATTTTCCGAAGGATGTCGCGGTTTCGCGTAGTTACACGAGAACCGCAACGCACTATGCTTGTCGCACTTGGGACTTGCTTAGTGCTGATCCACAGCTTTTCTGCATCTGCATAGGGCTGGAGATCTTGGGGCAAGCTGTTCAACTTTGAACGCTTGAACCAACTGGTAGTCTGGTTTATGCTTTCCAGAATCCAGTTGCATGTTGCTCTTGAAAGATCAATGAGAG